CGAACCCCCTAGTATATTGTTATGACCGTTACCGTTCAATATCTTTCCGTGTGCGCCTAACGCATTGGACATTATCGGATTAACAGCGTTGTCATACCCTAACGTAGAAATCAAAGTAGGAGTAGCAGAACTGTCATCATCTTCTCCGTAAATAGTCACCTCAACTTTAGAGAGAGCCTCGGGGGCAGTGTCAAACCTAACAATTATACTATTCGTACCATAACCTGAAACTACACTTAACCCTGAGGTAGTGCTTACAGTTGTAAGAATACCGTCTGAACGTAAAACATTTCCTCTTATATTTACTCTTTGTAGATCATTTACAATAAACGTCGAATCAACTGTAAAGTCAGTTGTAGACCCGTCTCCGTCAAAATATTGCACATGAAATTCTTTCCCTATTAAATTAGGCTGTTCTGCTGTTCCTCCTAGAATATTACTGCTTAAAGTGCTGTCAGAAACTATGTTATGTTTTACAGAAAAGACGTTGCTGTCATATACGGGATGTTCTACCCAGCTTGTACCGTTCCAAAACTGATGCTCTGCTTCGTCTGAGTTATAGATTACATCACCTACCGATTTATTTGTTAAGTTGTCTCTTTGCGCAGTAGTTTTAACTACTGTAGTTTTCCAATGACCTCTTTTTAACCCTTCTTGTAATACATTATAAAGATTAAAATTAGCAGGGTATTTTCCTGACCTAGCTATATTACTAGTTGAGTTCTTTCTTGTATCTGATAAAATCCCGTAGTTAAAAATTAATTGTTTAATGTTGTTTTTATCTTTCATTTAGACTGTATATTAAAAAAGCTGGTAAATGATCTAACACTTACCAGCTTATATGTTTTATGCAAAAGGTGTTGCTGCAGCAGCGTCACCATTATATTGAATATTGTTTGTAGCGTTTCCTAAGAAGTTTGCTAAACAAGTATTTAGGTTTGTAACCGTAGTTGTTGCAGTTGTCGCATAAGTTACACCTGCTGATACATTCCCTACTGTTACCGTACATGGTAATAAAACAGTTGCACGTTTCTCTACAACAGTATCGTTGTATAATCCGCCAGTGTTCATGTCCATATAGTCAAAAGTAGTTGATGTATAATAACTATTCTCTTTAATATAATTCTGAGGTTCGGCAAAGAAATCACCTTGAGGCTGTACCTGCATATTACCTTGAAACATTCTTGAAGTATTTCCCCACTCAATAGTAAGCTCTCTACCATAGTTAGTACGTTCAGCAGCATTAACTATTTCGCTTGATCTTACAGCTTGAGCATCAAATGTTTTCATTAATGAGATCATCAATCTATTACGCATTTGGAAAATATCGTCGTAAGCAACTGCTTGCTTATCGTCTAGTCCAATTACTACTAAAGCATCAATACCATTAGCGCCTGCAGTAGAAACATTAATTGGAACGATCTCAGTAGCAGCGCTAATTGAAGCGTCATCTAACATTTCATTGAATGTTGCAATATCAGTAGCATCAAAAGTATAGCTATAAGATTGACCATCAACTGTTGCGAAAGGTACAGATGTACCAGCAGTGATTGTCCCAATAGCAACACCAGAAGCTGATCCGTCTAAAGACAATCCTAAAACTACATAAGGTCTATTTGAACTGTTTACAGCATTCACTAAAGGCATTAATTCTGAATGTAAGTTCATTCTGTATGCTAAGTTAGTCAACATATGATCAAGATCAGATGTGTAACTTAACGCAGAATAATCAGGAGTTACATAAGAAACAGAATTTCTGTTAGGATTATACCCAAAGTCTCTGCGACTTTTAGTTCCTGTTACTGTAATACTTACTTTATACTCAGACTCATCTAAAACAGTTGTTGGGTTAATCAAATGAACATTTCTAGTTCCTACGTTTGCTTTGTAAGTTGAAATGCTTCTAATATTTGATTTTGTCATTACTTGTGATTGCAAATGACTTTTATGCCCGTAACCCCAAACATCTGCTTGAGTGATATTTGAAGAAACTGGAGTTCCTTGCACAAATGAAAAAGCTTTGATTCCAGCAGCATTCATATCAGTATTAACTAAAGTTCCTGCTGGGTGTGTTGAATTTTCATTATCATTACTAACAATACCAATTTGGTCGTTAGCTATATTCATTGAAGTACCTGTACCAAACAATGCAGTTGCATTAGTTGGTAAAGCAGTATTAGAGTTAGTAACTATATGTACTGAAACAGGTGCTTTATTTGTTCGTTTATTCATTTTAATTTTAAATTATTTGTGTTATATTATCTTGCATAGCTTGTACTTGATTCCCATCATACAACATTTTAGCTATATGCTCGACAGCGTAATCGACTATTACTGTATGATAAATCTCAGGTAAATCACAATCGACTGGAGGGTCTCCAGCTTGATAACCTACGTTATTCACAGTGAAATTCACGCTGTCGTAACCAGCATAACTAAACAAACTTGTATTATAATTACCGTAATAAACTTTAACTGGTTGTCTTAAATAACTTAACTTCACGTTTGTAACATTTACATTGCTTGGTAAATGTAGTTTTATTAAGTTATTATGGAATGTTATTAGACCTCTACGCCATTGTTTAGACGGCATTACAAAACTGTCTTTAAGTAACATATTAAGGTCATCAGTTTGTACAACCTTCATTATAAAGTTACCGCAATCAGTTTCAACTAAAAGATCTAAAAAATGATAATAATTGTGAGTGAGATTAGCTAAATCTATGGCATTATTTGAAACAGTTACGATTTCGTCGTTTATCACTAATGGAGATAATATATCAGTTGCTTGTTGGTTTATTTCAAACCCTTTTATTATTGATTTTTCTGGGCTTCCTTTGTATATGAGTTCAACAAATTTAGGAATAACATTGTTAAAAACAGCGTCTTTCTCTAGTGGAGAGAAAGACATCTGATTATTACTATTCATTTTATTATATCGAAACTCGAGTTCCCAGTGCATTTCTGCGATTGTCATTTTTAGCTTACTTTAGCACCTTTCTTTTTAAGCTCTTCTAGCAATTCTCCGTACCAGTTAATAGTGTCAATACTTGGATTATAATCTTCGTACTCTTTTAAGAAAAACTGGATTACTTTATCTTTTGATGTACCTAAATCATAAACATTAATCTCTGATTTTTTCGAAGCCCATATAAATTTCCCTTTGCTAATTACAATAACTTTATAATTTAATGCTTGTTGGAATATATAATTAACTTCAAAATAACTTTTACTTTCTTTATCTTGTAACATTTTAACAATACTCAAGAACTTAGTAAAATTATGTACTTTATCAGAACGGTCTTGATTTAGATAGTCATTAAGCTTATCTTCTACTGCTTGGTTAGAAACATCGCCTTGAATTAATGGTACTCCAGTAGAGTAAGTAAGTAAACTTGCTACTTTATATATGACTTCTGAAGAATACTCAGCTAACAATCTAACAAGTTCATAAATACCTCTATTGTAAAAAGAAGATTTAGCCCTTACGGCCGCTCTTTCTTGATTTTCTTCAGAGATATAATATCTATGAATTGCTGAGTTATAATCGCCGCTTGATGTTGCAATCAGAGGGTGAACTTTTACAAGTTCTAAAGCTAAGTCATTTCTTGGAGTTCCTCCTTGTATCATATTATCTTTATCGTAAAGAGAATACTTAAAAGTTTGCAAAAAAGAAGGCGTTTGATTTTTTAATGTTTCTACTAAGTTTTTGCCTAAAGGCACGGTGAATATAGTATCAGTTTTTAAATGTGATGTATAATGATCGTGATTTACTCCGTGCTTGATTTCTAAGTATGTTTGTTTAGATATGTTGTCTGCTTCACATACTGTTTCGAGCATTTCGTTGTTCCAAGTAAAGTTTAGATTAAACTTACTTCTCAAATCATTTACTGTCATACCTTTATATGGATTGACTATAGGTTGTTCCAAACCAGTTTCAAGCTTGCGCTTAGTGTGATTGATTGGAAACATAATCATATCTTTAGGTTGTTTATAACTGCTATAAGCTTTAGTAGCTCTGAAAGGTGTCTTACTTATTGTTTCTCCTGTAGCCGACTTAATAGTCCAAGTTAAATTTCCATAACCTTGTACAGGTTCTCTTTGTCCGGGCGAAACAAATATTATTTTATTATTCATTATTATTTTAATTCTTACTATTTACACAATAGAGTTTAATTGAATACGGCCAATTCTTGATGTATCCCAAATACCTAAACTACCGTCTAATTCTCTTCTTAAACCAGCTTCTCTGTTATCGCTATATGCGTTTCCACCATCATTAATACCACCTGTGTAAAGGTCATATACACCAGAAACCATATAAAATAACTCGGCTCCTTCTTCTCTAATCATACACATATTAGAGTTGCCTGAATCTAATGGTTTTTGATCTGTTTTACCGAAATCAAAAATATCATAACAGAATGATTCTAAAGTACGATCAGTACCCGGAGCCATTTCTTTAAATATATGGTTATCATCCTTGATAGGATCATACATTAATTCAAGAATAAGTCCGTTTGGTGCTAAGTAACGTCTAAATTGTGCGCCAAATTCTAACTCATGTTTGTGTACAGGAGCATCAGAAGTTGTAGGACGGATATAATTCGTATCAATTGTAGAAAAAGCTTTGGCTTCTTCAGTCAATAAGTTGTGAAGATATGTGTAACCAGCTTCTCCAGTTGCTAATCTAATAGTTCTATTTGAGAAAGTAGTTCTACTCAAGAAAATGTTCATAATGAACGAAGTAATTGAATCTAAACTAACATCGCCGTTGTGGTCTAAAACATTACCGTCTCTAAAGTATTCTCTCCATCCCGGCGCAACTCTCTCTTCTCTACCTGTATCAACATCTTGAGTAACCTGAGTTCTACCAAACTCCATTTGAAGTTCTCTATCCATCATCACTTTTTCTTCTAACCTAGTTTCTAGTGTAGAGATAAAAGAATCAGCCATTACTTTTTGGCCTGCTCCATTGCGAAGCTCTTGTTGCCAAGTATAACCTGTAGAGATAGAGTACTCAGACTTACCAGTGCCTGTGCTCATTGCTTTGCGCTTTCTGTTACCAATCTCAAGTCTGATCATTTTGTCAGTAACATCCGCTTTACGCGCAACTCTACCGATGTGAGAACTTAATTGGTGCATTTCAGAAAACTGCTGCCCACCGAACTTTCTGTTTAATTCATCAGAAACTGAAGTAGCTAAATCAATTGCAGTTCTTCCCGGCATTAGATATTTTGCTGGTATCCAAGCATTAGGATCACCTGTTTGCAAAACACCAGTGTATTTCCATAAGTTTGGAGACCCAGCTAAACGTGTAGGGTGTCCGATTAATTTAATAGTAGGTAAGTTATCCCCTTCTGTTTTAATAATAACTGGCTCATGTAACCAACCTCTATCTAAAGTAAATTCAAATTGTTGTCCACCTTTACCTACTTGATCATTTTCTCCTACTAACAAAGTACCGAAAGTAAAATCAATTCTTGGGCTAGCTGTAAGCTTCCAAGAGTAAGTAGTAACACCTGACGGTAAGTAATATACTTTCCCTTCAGCTAATGTGTTATAAGTGAATTTTTTATTCATTAAGTGCTCACCTAATTCTGATGAGAACATATTTGCTGACATTACGCCAAAGTCGAAATCTTTATAATTTCTAAACATTCTGTTGTATGTTACTCCATCGAAGTAACTTCCTCCAAATGCTTGTCTTTCTATCTGCGTAACCGCAGTTTTTCTTCTAATTGGATTCATTTTTATTAACTAAGTTTTCTAAACGTCGCTGGCTTAAATCCTTTTGAACTTAATTTATTGCTTGCTTTGTTTAGATCAATGTATCCGCCTTTACTGACTATAGTAGAAAATCTATCTTTATGTAAATTATCTCTTATAGATTGTGTTTGTTTATTTAAGGCTTCTGACACATAATTTTTTTCAAATGTAAATTGTTTCTTATCTAAATCTAAAAACGATACAAAATCTAAAAACTGGGACATCAATTCAGGAGTCTGTTTAATAACATCCATCTTAGCTTGTAAAGTTTGAGTATTAAACTGTTCTTTTACAACTTGTTTCCTTTTTTGATTCCAGTCTTGTTTATCTTCTATACTCTTAATAACTAAACTATTAAAAGTTTTAATATTTTCTTCTCGGTCTCTACGATTTTGTTCTGCTTGCAATAACTCTTGCGTTTTAATTCTTTGTGCTTCGCTTTTTTGTAAATCGTATTGTTTCTTTGCTTCTGAAAGTATAGATCCTTTTTTCTCGTGATGATCTAATACAGCTTCTATTGCTTCGTTTGGAACAGCCTCAGACATTGTTTTCCTATACGTAGAGAATAGATAATCTCTAGCGCTATCTGGATTTTCTAAATTTACTTGAGTTGTTTCAGGTTCGACTACTTGATCGAAGAATTTTTTTAAATCTTCTTTAGTTGCATCAATAGGCAGATTAGCTGCGTAAGCAATTAAATCTTTAGCTACTGCTGGTGAACCATCTAAAAAACTAGTCAAAACCTTTTCAGGCAATGTCTCTAGTTCTTTTTCTAACATCTCAGCGCTAAACGTATCTTCTTCTAATGGCGCTAATATTTCTTTAGCTACTAACGTATCGTAAATTAATTTAGCAGACTTTGTTTCGTTATCTAATTCAATCTGCTTATTATCATCGTCATTTAACACTCCACTGAAATATTCTTCTGCTGTTTTGTTAGCGTTAGTTTCAATAGGTGGAGTATCTGGAATTACATCTTTGTTAATAACCATGTTAAACAACTCATCACTTACAACTGGGATACTGTTATCATTTACTTGATCTTCTACTTTTTCTTTTGGATCAATCATATTAATCTTTTTTCTTGCTTTTTAATATATTAAGTTTCTCTCTTTCCATTTCTTTTTGAAACTCAAATTTTTCCCTTTCCAATGAGTCCTTAATTCTTAATTTCTCTTTTTCTAAAGAGTCAGGCTCATTATTTTTATTAATATCTTCTGCTTGAGCGTATTTAGTAGCATTAATCTCAGCTTTAGCTAATTCAGTTATTCGTCTTTCAATCTCTTTAGTTACAATTTTATTAATTTCGAATTGCTGTAATTGAGCTTGTTGCTGAGCTTGTTGTTCCATCATTTGTTGATTTCTAATGCTCTCTTGCTCTGCATTTTGCTTCATTTCTTGTTGACGTCTTCTTGAGTGATCTACCACTGAATCGTGTATCTCCGCAGCAGAGGCATTAGATGCCATCAATTTAACTATTTCTGATACTGCTTCTATTCCTTCTCCAGCATTCTGCGAAAACGCGTGAACCATCTGTATCATTGTCTGATGATATAACTGTTCTTGTGAGGAATCTGTGACATATACTCCTACATCATTATGATATAAATGTTCCTCAGTAACTTCGAATAATTCTTCTACGCCTGCTGGAGTAATGTAATGAATATAATGATTTTTACCTCCAGTTTTTATTTTATCTCTTGCGAAAATAATATATTGTTGTAAATACTCATTAAGCACTTCTCTCCAAAAATTCATAATTCTAAAAATATAAAGCTTAGTCATATTATGTGAAAGACTAATTGCATTTTGATTATCAGTAACATTACTGTTAGCGTCAAATTGTGCCTCTCTTTGAGGAGATATTCCCATTACAAAACTGATCTCTTGATCTATTAAACTTAAAAATGTTTGTAAATTTAATATTTCTTGCGCACTGCCTAAGTTATATACTTTACTTCCCGGACTATCGTTATTCATACTTAATCCTCCAGTAGTTCGTTGTGAGCCAGAATACAAGTCAATATTGTTGTCTGATAAGAATTTATACCATACAGCTACTTCATCTTGAACATAGTTTCCTTCTGCATCTTGTCCTAATTTTTCAGGAATTTTATCAACATTTACAGACTGTATGTATGATTTATACCTCGCTAATTCTCTATTTTGAATCAGTTTAACAAACATATATTGATGTTGTAATGGTAATGCTCTTTCTATCAACGAAACTGACGCTGCATTACGATCTTCGAAAACTAATCCTTTGTATGACAAAGAGAATGATTTATATGGTCTGTTCATATTGATCGGCTGCATAGGAACTTGTCTACACTTTTTAACAATATCTTGCCCTATGATACTCATCTCGTAACGTCTGGGTATCCAATGAACTTCAAGCGTATAAATGCGTTCAAATTCTTTATCTTCCCATGTATAAGTTTCATAAGTATCACCGTAATCATTTTTTATAAATTCTTTTTTAGCGTACTTAGGAATTTTATACTCTTCAGTAAATAATTCGACAATCTTGTCGTTGTACTCGTTTAAATATGACCTAAAGTAAACTTTTTGGTAAGCTTTAAATTCTAAATGAGTTACCCATATTAAATCAATGTTTCTGGAATTTAATCCTGTTCCTTGAGATTGACTTAATCCTAAGTTTTTATCATTATAATGAGAGTTTGCTTGATCGAACATCTGCATTTCGTAAAATGCTCTGTTATCCGTAATTGGCGATGCCCCTCTATATATGTTATGCCTTTTATCCAAATATGAAGAACCTGAATAATTAGATACTTTTTCTATTTCTTCTTCAGTTAAATCAAATTCGTCAAGAACATCTGTAAGTGTTTTAGCCGTTTTACTCCATGCCGCTTCTCCTTTATGAGCATATTGCTCATCAGGAGATTTTATATAACCCCACTTAAGTGGATTAATTACTTCAATAGTCGGCTCGCCAAATTTCATCCCTACCTTCACACAGCATTTATTTACAGTGATCACATCTATCCATGTGTCTGTTGCTTTAGCTTTAACTTCTTCACTTAAATAAGCATATTTTAAAGCGTGGTCACACATTAATTCCCACTTAGTTTTGAATGGTTTATTAATTATCTCATTCATGTCAGGCTGAGTAGTATTCTCTTGGAGATGCTCTTTTTTCTTCAGTCCTGACATATTATCAGTTTCCAAAGCTAACTCAACCTTTTCTTTTAGAGCATTTATTCCTTCTTGTTTTAATAAATCATCTTTTTCTTTAATTGCTGCTGAAGACAAAAGCACTGCTTTAAATTCCTCGCTTGTAGAAACTAATTTTAAAAAGTCGCCTACTAAAACATTCCGTTTTGTGTACAATCTATTGTACGGTAGAATTTCCTCTAGTTCATTGTCATTAAAATCTTCCCCATACCAACTACAAGTTTTATACAAATACTGTTTAAAATCTCTAATATCATTATTAATGATTCTATAACAACTTAAATCTTTTTGATAATTTGCACTGTGTATTATGTTAGCGGGAAGATATTTATTTCTATACTCTTTGTACCATGCACAATCATCTTTATGTTTTTCATACTCTGATACTTTGAGCCTAAATCTTGTATTATTGTTTTCCATTCTTACTCTAATCTTTAGTAAGAGACTTTTCAGGTTTATTGTAAAGGTAACAGATGAAGGCGTTAATTAGAAATCTCAACTTATTTAACTCTAGATTATTTGAAGAATACTTTCTTGCTAGTTTTATTTCGTGGCCAAGTTTTGTTGTAATAATCGTCGTATAGTAAACATAACCTTTGTCTGTTTCTAAATCAATTATAAGATTCTTATCGAACTCTTCATATAGCTTTTTATATTTTAGTTTTGAGAAATCGCCTAATTTATAATTATACAAATCTAGCCCCTCTTCAAGCGCTAGGTTTAGCTTATAAGAATCTTCTCCTTGTGGATCGTAGTGTAAAAAAATACATTTAGAGTATAATTTACAAAGCTTCTTATCTTCAGTTTCCTCTATTAAATATGAAGCAGTAACATCTATTTTAGTCCCTTTTTCTGGTTTAATTCTTGTAGTAAGAGCATAATGTTCTTCATTACCAAGCCAAAACCGCATATCTCTTTTATTGTCTTCAGCTTCTTTAACGACTGATTTTATATTTTCCATTTTTATCTAACTTACGTTCATATTATCTTCTTCTTGAACATATATTAATTGACTATTATTCTCTTCGCGCTTACCATTGTCTAATGGTTTGAGGTGATTTCCCATAATGTTTTTTTATGTAGGATTTAACTTTTTTGTTTTCTGATATAAACTTTAACTTGTTTTCAGTTCTTTTTTCAGCCTCTCGGATTTCAAAGTGTCTCATTTCCTTTATACCTAAAACTGCGCCTACAAAAGACATTACTGCGTCCCAGTTACCTTCGTCCAAACTAAATGATTCTATTTGCATAAGAGTGAATAAACAAGGCAAAGTCTCTATTATATGTTTTTCTTCTCCTTTTATTTTAATAGTTTCTAACAAGAAGTCTCTTAACATTTCTAATAACTGTATCTTAACAGTTCTATTACTCGTCAGCCATCCATATTGAGTATTTCTTTTTTCATAAACATTGCTTCCTACAGCCCTTTGTGGACGTAAGCATAACAAATGAATTTTATTTTTTCTCAAATAATAATCTCTACAAGCTTGACCTTTGTTTGCTTCATACCACAATCCTTGAACAGGGTTACCGTAATACGCTAAAAGTTTTTCTTGTGTTTGATAATAGCTTTCTTTCCCATCATAAGGCTTTCCTATATAAGTTGCTACGAGAGGAGAGTTTTCTAAATACTTATCCCAATATTTTGGATTCATTAAAACGTGAGTACATCCAAGAGATCCGCCATCTTCTTGATTATCAGCTACATAAGGGTCATGTCCTACAAACCTGTACATATCATTAGGAATAACACCATTTATT